TCTACATCTTTTACATACCAGCCATTAGAAGTGATCTTAACTATCGCTATGGCAGACTGGTCTAATCTCTTTTTCTTTGCTGTGTTTGCTGAAGCCACATTCTCAAAGCCAGCCAAGTCTACAGCGATGAAATACCTACCATCGGTGGGTTCTTCATCATCAATCTTTATCCATTCTTCTTTGAAGATGCCACCAGAGGCTGCTTCAAAAGAGGCTAAGAACTCAGTCCTGAAAGCGAAACTGGACATACTCTTTCTTGCAGTTTCGATCTCTTCTGGGTCCAGCAACGGATTATCAAAGGAGGTGAAGTGCCAACTCTTATAATCCTTGTCTTTGCCTTCTTTACCGTAGGTGAACAACTCATAGAAATGGTTGCGTCCCATCGGTGTACCAATAAACAGAGCCTTGCCTTTTAAGTCTGCTAGTGCAGGTCTTAGAATCTGCTCAAACACTGCAGGCTTCATGTCTGCATATTCGTCTAACACAACAAACTTTAGGCTGACACCACGCATTGTCTCTGGCCTGTCAGCACCTTTGAGGCTGATCTGTGCTCCGTTTACCAGCCTGATCTGCATATTGTTTACATGGCTGGACTCAATTACGGGGTGGCCTAGTTCCAATAACGTGAGCCACATAATATCCCTGGCCTGTCCCTGCGTTGGTGCTACATACCACACATGACCTTTATTGGTCTGTAGCGCCTCAACGATGAGCATCCATGCTGCTAGTCTGGACTTACCAGTTCTACGGCCTGCAGCGACAACCTTAAACCTAGCATCGTCATTCCACACATCTTGTTGCCAAGGCAGTAACTTAATCTCTAGATTCAAAGTCTACGTCCTCAGCATCAATGGTTTCGGTGGCATCAATCTTTGTGTCGCCGACACCGCTGATGTTAATGGTTATACCTTTGTTGCCACCAGTCTTGTCTTTTTCAAAGTAAGACAGCGGCAATAGCCTATCAGCACACATCTTGAGCATCGCTGCCTGATCCTTATCGTCAGGATCTAAGGCTTTCTTAATGATGGTCTCAATGATGTGATCTCCCTTGGTAGTCAGCAGGCGGGCATGGAATTCTCTAATCCTTGCTGCCTCTCCAGGAGGCCTACCACGGAGTTCTCGTTTCTTCTTCGCCTGGATAGCAGTCTTTTTAGGACGACCAGCACCTCTGGGATTCTTAGTCGGCACAGGTACAGCAACTTGTGCAGGCGAAGATAACACATCGGGGGAAGAAGACACAAGAACCATATCTTGGTCTTTTGTTTCCAAAGTTAATGTTCCTACTATATAGTATGCACTGCCGATAACGCTGATGAGGAAAAATAAAAAGTATTTATTTATTATAAATCATAACACGATTATTGCTTATGCTTGCAATATAGAGGCTATTGTAGCACATCTTTTCTTTAAGATGAAAGATACAGAAGTGCACATAATTGTAAAGTAATAGTTATTCCTTCTTTTTTCTGCCTGCTCTGGCCTATCGCAATGCACATTTTCCATTGCTGATTTCATAGTTTATTTCTGACTATTGCAAGTCATTGATTTTATTGTTCTTTTTATGACACATAAATAGTCCTATTTTGCTCTTTTTTGTGGCTATGGTGATCCAACATTATCACAGCATTGCCACTACCCCATCCCCCCGTCTATGTTAGTTAGTGCTTACTATGCAGGACAATGTTGCTATGCAGCAAGTTAGTCAGTGCTCACTATCGTTCATCATTATCAAATACATTCGTCATTGTGCAACGCAGTGAATGGGGCAGTGATGCACCACATTAGTGCACCCTAGAATCTATGCACCAAGATAGTGCATCGCAGTCTATGCCGGCATTATGCACCAAAGTAGTGCACTGATGCAATGCCTGAGCACGATAGTCAAGTTAAGGGTTTTCCCTAGCAACAAAGTCTTGACAATAAACGTCATAGGATTAGATTGATATTGTTGTTGTTGCATTGTTAACCCTAAACTACTGGAGAATTAAAAAATGCATAAAACACTGTTAACCGTTGATGCTAACGCTAAAACCGTAAAAGGCCAGGAATTTGGTTTTATGACCGGCATTTTATATATGGCGCCTGCGGATATATCAGGCTATAACGTTTGCTCTATGGCCGAAATAGCAGGCTGCAAAAATGCCTGTTTATACACTGCAGGCCGTGGCGCTATGAATTCCGTCCAGGCCGCCAGAATCCGCAAGGCCAAGTTTTTCTTTTCCAATCGGCAACAATTCATGGAAATTCTAGTCAAGGATATTCAGGCCTTAGTACGTAAGGCCACTAAAAAGGGAATGATTCCGCTAGTACGCCTAAATGGTACGTCCGATATTAAATGGGAAAACGTTCGATTCGACTACGGATTCGGGAATGAGCAAATTACAATTTTTGACCTTTTCCCTAACGTGCAATTCTATGACTACACAAAAATCGCTAACCGGAAAAACTTGCCTGCGAATTATGACCTAACATTTTCGTATTCCGGAACGCTAGCGTTTCAAAAATACGTCAATCAGGCCATAGAATCGGGAATGCGTATCGCAGCCGTATTTCGTAAACGTGCGGATATTCCTGCTAAGTTTTTAGGCCTGCAATGCGTTGACGGGGATAATAGCGATATTCGGCATATTGATCCCAAAGGGGTTATTGTTGCGCTATATGCCAAAGGGAAAGCAAAAAAGGATGATTCCGGCTTCGTAATCGATACACTTAGCCGTATGATTCCGCTAAAATTAGCAGCCTAATCAATCAATTTTTAACACTATAGGGGTTTTATCATGCTTACACCATACACCGCACGCCAGAATTCTATGATTGTCTCGAATGTAATGAAAGCCGTTGAAAATCCGGCTAAACTATCGAAACAGGCGTACAAGTATCTTTACTTATGCTCCGGATTTATAGCCCATTACAATCATCAGGGGTTTATCTCATACTATCAACGGAACAGTCTCAAGGCCGATATTCTAAGGTTTAGGGATTCGAATCAGTGGAAAAACTTCACGCCTAATGATCGGGATTATCAGTACTATAAAAGCAAGGCCGATATTTATAACCGTATCGTTCAATCAATAGGGGTTTAAAATGCTAGTCTTCGAATATCCAAGTAAAAAAGTATTAAAAGAATCAATCGGTAAACCCTTGCGCTATGTGGAAACCAGTTTATTCGGGCCAGAGTATCGGGAAAATGGTGTAATCACTGGCGCAAACAGGCCTCATATCACTGGCCTAGGGAGAGAGTTTTTTGCTAATGTGACAATGGAAAACGGGCTTATTAAGGCTGTCAAATAGTCCTGCTAGTGTTATCCTATAGTGTCTCTTATCGGGGGCGCTATGGGGCTAATATTGGCCTTAAAATGGGGGTTTTAAAATGATAGACTTATACACTGCAGCACAATTCGCTGGCTTGTTGCTGGCCTTGGGCGCTGTTATCCAAACAATGAAACCTTGGCGCCTGCTATGAAAATCATGACCTACGGAGGCATCAGAATCGAGCAGTGCGAATACACTGGCCGCTGTTATATCAGCGACTTTCGGCGCTGGTTTAACTCGCTGCGATCGGCAAAGCATTCAATCACGAAAAGGAAAGCAAAGCATGGACGACAGACGCTGGCGCTTGAATAATGTATTCGGCTGCTATCTTGGGCTATCGGATATAGTCACCAATGCCAAGAAAGAGAATCTACCGATTTATTGGGAGCACATAGAAAAGCGATTGGTGGAATTACGCCTAGAACATGATAGAATTAATCAGGAGATGACATCATGATTTACCGTGCTTATTATGGCTCAAGAAACTTTGTTTTTGAGGGCTTCGGCAAGACTGAGAAACAGGCAAGAGAGGCTTTGCAGCAGGCTTTAGATTTACACGAAAGCCAGTATCAATGCGACCCTAATTGGTATTCAAAAGGAGACTTTGAAATTTACAAATACGGCTTTGGCGTTCCATATCGTGATGGAGAGGAAATAGTGATTTATGAAGAAACTCAAACATCTTGACCTATTTAGTGGCATCGGTGGGTTTTCTCTTGGCCTTGAACGCACGGGAGGATTTGAGACTGTCGCATTTTGCGATAATGACAAAAAGACCCACTTAGTGCTAAAAAAGCATTGGCCCAATGTGCCGATTTTTGATGATGTATCTACTTTGAAAGGAAAAGACCTTGGAGCAGTTGAAATTATTACCGGAGGATTCCCATGCCAGGATTTGTCAGTCGCGGGAAAAGGAGCAGGACTCGCAGGCGAAAGAAGCGGCCTATGGTGGCAATTCCACAGGCTCATTGAAGAAACGAATCCGAAGTATGTCATCGCAGAAAATGTTGCCGTGCTTCGATCTAGAGGATTGGACGAAGTGCTCCGGTCGCTCAATTCGATCGGGTATGATGCGGAATGGCATTGTATACCCGCTTCAGCCGTTGGCGCACCTCACCAGAGGGACAGAATCTGGATTGTGGCCTACCCCAACAGCGATGACGGGAGGGCAGGGAGTGGCTCCAAGTCATTTGAACGGGAAGCATGGATGGAATCTAGGCGCAGCGGTGAACGATTCAATGGCGAATCAGCCAAGCAGACTTTGGCCGACTCCAAGGGCTTGTTCGGCGATGGCGGCAACAATAACGCCGGAATCAGTGTGGAATCCAAAAAGAAATCCGAATTTGGAAACAGTAGTGGGAAGGAATCTTTGGCCGACTCCGGCGGCAAGAGATTGGAAGGATTCGGGATACGAGCCAGCGGCACAGAATCGAAAGAGTCCGTGTCTGCCTGCAGCGGTTGTGTTGTCAGAGGGGTTACAAAGTCCGACTTCTGGGAAGTTGAACCCGAATTGGGTAGAGTGGCTGATGGGATACCCAATAGGGTGGACAGACTTAAACAGTTAGGAAACTCACTAGTGCCTCAAATACCTGAGTTAATTGGATATGCTATACTTCAAAAGGAGAATGAAAAATGTCACAGTTAACAGTGAAAGAAATCCTTGACATTGCCGACAGCAAGTTAGGGTATAGCGATTTCGGCAATTGGTATGGTAACGATGACGACATTGTCGAATTTGTCTGTGAAATCATTAAACAAGAAAAGGAAAAAGAAAATGTCTTGGCTGCTTAGTAACCCTGAAAAACCCTATGTCGATTCATCAAAGACTGATGTCATGCGAACATGGAAAAGACACGGATTCGTGCCACCATCGGAGCAGATGGTAGACTTCAAAGATAGTCTTGATGCATTGAACAATCTAACCATTAAAGGGACACCACAATGCGATGCCGTGCCTGCAACGAAGCCTTAACCGACTATGAATCATCAGTTCGCAGTGTATTCAGCCGCGAATATGTCAATCTATGTAAATGGTGCCTGGGAACGATTAAAACCGACTGTGTTGCGGTCGGCAATATCAACTTGATGTCCGACCTAGACGACATCGGGGAAGCCGACAGAGAGGCTGAAAACGGCCTTAACGGCGATTTCCCTGATGATGACTATTATATGGACATCAGAAACGATCGCTGACGGGGTTGGCACGATTCTTGCTAATATTATCTATATTACTCTATAGAACTCTATAGCGCTAATGATGCTAATGTTTTATATTTATAATTATTTATTATTTAACATCAATGAAAGGTAGGGCTCCGATGGAAAAAGCAGACCAAGAGATGATGTATTGGCATACAGTGCACGACAGTGCTGAACTTTTTGTGCACAACAACATTGATCCAAGAACATTTCTTGGAGATGTGTTGGATTGTGTCCTCCGTGTCCGGCCTGAAAGCCGACAGGCCTTCCAAATCCTCGGTATTCTTGACTATTTTACTCAACTAAAGGATTTTGATGATGCAAACGACATCGCAAAACAAATTCTTGAGGCATGAGGCCTGCGACAAATGCGGCAGTAGCGATGCCAAAGCCGTGTATTCCGATGGCTCCGGCTACTGTTTCAATTGCAAGACCTATTTTAAGGCCTCTGATGGCTTTGCTGCCTCTACTGAGGGGAAGGTATTACCAATGACCAACAAAGCCGTTATAGGCCAAATTAGACCCCTTGGCGGGGATTTCCTGAGCATACCTGAGCGTGGTATCACTAAGGCCACCTGTGAAGCGTATGGTGTCAGGCAATCAGGGACAGAGCATTATTATCCTTACACTGATGCTTCCGGCAAAGACATCGCACACAAGATCAGAGTAGTGACTGACAAGTCATTTAGGTCACAAGGCAATATCAAGGATGCAGTCTTGTTCGGACAAGCGATGTGGAACAAAGGTGGTAAGTTTGTGACCATCGTTGAAGGTGAACTTGATGCGCTAGCGGCTTATCAAATGATGGGATCGAAATATCCGGTAGTGTCGATCAAAAATGGTGCACAGTCAGCCGTGAAAGATTGTCAGGCCCAGTATGAATGGCTTGACAGTTTCGACAACATTGTGTTAGCCTTTGATGCTGATGATCCTGGCAGAGAGGCTGCGGCTGGCGTGGCTGAGTTGTTCGGCAGCAAGGTCAAGATCGTTAAGATGGGCCAAGGCTATAAGGATGCCTGCGACTATCTTAGTGATAACAAATCTGCTGAGTTTGTGAAAGCGTGGTGGGCTGCAGAGCAGTTTGTGCCGGATGGAATTATCGCTGGTGCTGACCTGTTTGAACTGGTGATGGAGCCGCTGCCAAAGGCACAGGCACACTATCCTTATCACGGCCTAAATAGCGTCACTGGTGGCATCAGGCAGCAAGAATTGGTGGTGGTTACTGCTGGCTCTGGCTTAGGCAAGTCGCAGTTTATGCGAGAGATTATCTGGCAGTTGTTGTGCGAGACTCAGGACAATATCGGCATCATGTTTTTAGAGGAGTCAGTCAAGAGGACTGCACTGTCTCTGATGTCGCTGGCGATCAATAAGCCGTTACACTTATCGGAGGTCGAAGCAGATGATAGAGAGAAGAGAGAGGCATTTGACAAAACGCTCGGATCTGATAGACTCTATTTTTATGATTGCTTTGGTAGCACTGCTATCGATAACATTATCAGTAGGGTTCGCTACTTTGCTCGTGGGCTTAATTGCCGTTATATTCTCTTAGACCATGTGAGCATTGTGGTTTCTGCTCAGGATCACTCTGATGAGCGTAAAGCACTGGATGAGATCATGACTAAACTGCGAATGATCGTGCAAGAGACTGGTGTGTCCCTGTTTGTTGTGTCTCACCTGAAGAGGCCGGACGGTAAAGGCCATGAGGAAGGCGCAGCGACATCCTTGAATCAATTGCGTGGATCTGGTAGCATTGGACAATTGGCAGATATGGTGTTAGGATTAGAAAGAGCAGCACAGCATGAAGACCCAATCGAGAGGAACACCACCAGGGTCAGGGTTATCAAGAATCGTTACAGTGGCGAGACTGGTAAAGCCTGTGCGGTGCTCTATGACAAATACACTGGTCGTATGACAGAGATAAATGAGGCCTCATTATGACACAAACTGACTTAGATTTTAGCGTTCCTGTGTATCGTGTTATCAGAAAAGGCGCACCTGAGACTAGCATTGAGGCAGCGATGTCTGCTGATCTTAGGACTAACCAAGAAATAGTCTATGAGGCCATCAAAAGTTTTGGGAGTGCTGGTTGCATCTCTGATGAGGTTCAGGAGTATCTGAAGCCTATGCCTTACGGCAGCGTCACAAGTCACTACGGTTTTCTGTTAGAGAAAGGTTATATCGAACTGACAGGAGAGAAGCGGCCTGGGAAGTCAGGCAGAAACCAACGAGTTATGAGGGCTACCTAATGACATCACCAGTAATCATCGGTATAATTGCATTTGTGGCATCCATCATCAGGGGATTAAAATGATTGAGAATTGGTCATCAGCGAAGGTCAATGTTTATCTTGAAGAGAAGGATAAAGAGATTGATCAGTTGCATGAAGAAATTCGGACTTTGACAGATCAGCGTGACGATGAAGAGGCGCGAGTCAAGGTCTGTGTAAAGTTTCTGAGAGAACTGCTGCATCCTGAATACTTTGGATGGGCAGTGACTCAGGAAATCCGTGAGCAGGCAAGAAAAACCTTAATAAACATTGGAGAGTTTTATGAAACAGTCGGAAGTGAAACTAAAATTGGATAACTACATCGGCTTTGATGACGATGGCTACCTGGAGTGTTCAATCTTTCTAGGTAACGGTGATGACCCCATCGTCAATCAGAAGTTTTCGATGAAGGACATCATCAAAGAGTTTATTGAGATCAGGTCTTCCTCAAAAGGCTTTGATACGCTGTACAACAAACAGCGTGACCTAGTCGTCAAGACTCTTGAGAAGTCAATCGAGGCGCTCAAAAAGGCAGCATGAGTGCTACCCTAATAGCGATCATAGGAGTTGTGTATGCGATTGTGGCTGCTGATTTACTTTGGCGTGGTAATGTTGGTCTTGGGATTGCTTTTGTTGGTTATGCAATTGGGAATGTTGGACTCTATCTTGCTGCTAAGGTGAGCACATGAAAACCTATTGGATTCAGCAATTGGCACACCTACACGCCCAAGATGCAGCCATTTTCGTTCTATTTCTTTTATTTGTAGTTATCTTCGCACTATGGAGGTCTTATGCCGAAGGTTAGTGGTGTCCCCTATGATGTTAAACTAGAGGGATTCAAAGAATTTAATCCTCTGGATCACATCAAAACCAAAGAGCAGTTGGATGAATATGTTGCCGGACTGAAAAGCAATTCTATTGAATTGACTGATGAGCGCATTCTGGAGTTAGCAAAGCAGACAGGCGCATCAAAGGTCTTCGTTGCCGGCTATGCCATCTCTGGCGACAAGAAGATCATTGAGTTTGCTAGACTGGTTGAGCAGGAACTGGCAAAATGAATCCAGTGAGCGTATCGACAGTGCTCAACAAGAATGGTGTAATGACGATGTATGTTCTAATGGATGACGGTACTATTCTGAAAAAGGCAGAAGATGAAAACCGATGGTCAGAGGCGGGTAGTGTTCTTGGACATAGAAACGACAACGGATCACAACCAGATCCACCTGTGCGTAACAAAGGATCAAAGAAGCGGAGTAGTTGAATGTCATCGCAAGGCAGAAACTTTATTAAAAACATTAGAGGACAAACCTTCACTAGTGGCGCACAACGGAATCTTCTTCGACTTCCCGATATTGAACAGGCTATGGAATACGAAGATAGTTCCATCGATGTGCATCGATACCCTAGTCATGTCAAGGCTGATGAATCCAAGCCGAGAAAACGGACACAGCCTCGCAGCGTGGGGAACAAGTCTAGGAAAAGAAAAGATTGATTTCAAAGACTTTGACAGTGGCTGGTCACAAGAAATGCAGGACTACTGTGTCCGTGATGTCGAGGTGTTGGAAAAAGTCTACAATGCTTTATTAAAGGAGAAAGAGCAATATGGATTCTCGCAAGACTCCATCGAACTTGAGCACCAAGTCGCAATCGTCATCGCAAAGCAAGAGCGAAACGGTTTTAGATTCGATCTGCCTACGGCTATGGTGCTTCTGGCAGGACTTAAAGATAAAATGGTATCAATTGAGGCATCCCTACAGAGCATCTTTCCTCCAATCATTACCGAGCGAACAAGTGAGAAAACAGGAAAGAGACTCAAGGACGATGTCGAAGTCTTTAACCCAGGCTCAAGGCAACAAATCGCCAAGCGGCTCCAAGAGAAAGGTTGGAAGCCAACAAAGAAAACAGAAAAAGGACAGGTGATTGTCGATGAATCTACACTGGCGGGAGTTGATATACCAGAAGCAAGAGCCATTGCCGAATACTTACTCATTCAGAAGAGGGTGGCTATGGTTGAGTCCTGGATTGAAAGTGTATCTAACGACAACAGGATTCACGGTAAGGTCATCACCAACGGAGCAGTCACAGGCAGAATGACACACCACAGCCCTAATATGGCTCAGGTGCCATCGGTTGGCTCAGAGTATGGTGTTGAGTGTCGTAGCCTCTTCACGGTTGAGAAAGGCTATAAACTGGTTGGCTGTGACGCTGCATCGCTGGAGTTAAGAATGCTGGCACACTATATGAAGGATGAGCAGTATGCTAGAGAAATCGTTGAAGGTGACATCCATACAAAAAACCAGACTGCGGCAGGTCTTGAAACTAGGGCGCAAGCCAAGACATTCATTTACGCTTTACTCTATGGCGCAGGGCCTGCCAAGATCGGGAAGATTGTTGGTGGTTCGGCAGCGCATGGTCAGAAACTCATCGATACTTTTCTTCGGAACACGCCAAGTCTCAAAAGACTTCGTGACAAGGTTGAGAAGTTATCGGTACAAGGATCGCTTCCAGGTCTTGACGGTAGGAGACTATTCATTCGTTCCTCACACGCAGCACTCAACACGCTACTGCAGGGTGCTGGTGCGATAGTGATGAAGAAGGCTCTTGTGTTGCTGGATGAGCAACTTCGGCGGTACAAGTTAGATGCTAAATTTGTAGTCAATGTGCATGATGAGTTCCAGTTAGAAGTCAAGGAAGAACACGCACAAAGAGTAGGGGAATTAGCAGTTGACAGTATTAAAAAGTCTGGTGTAGTATTAGGACTTCGGTGTCCCCTTGACGGGGAGTACAAAATAGGGGACAATTGGTGTCAGACGCATTAACAGAGTTTGAAGACTTGGGAGATCCTGAGTCTGCTATATTTATTGCCGTGATCGATGGCGCAGTCCATATTGCTTACTCAAAGGACTTAGCCGCCGACTTCGACAATATGCTTGACATTTTGGAAACAGCCGCTAAAATGGTAGAATCTGCCAATGCGGATGAGTCTAAACAACTAATTCATTGACCTTAAAGGAGAATCAAATGAATGACGTAGCAAAGCCAGTAAAAGTAAAAGCCACGATTATGTGGTGCTTTCATAATAAGCCTAACGAGATGTCTAACAAGTTTCAGGTGGATCTGTGTAACCTGTCAGACAACGCAGTCAAGGCTTTAGAGTCATTGGGTCTGGAAGTGCGTAAGCGTGAAGACAAGCCAGAGAAAGGCTTTTATATCACCTGCAAGAGCACTGTCCCGATGAAGGTGTTCGATGCCGGTGGAAACGATCTTAGTACAGTCGCCATTGGTAACGGATCTACGGCAACAGCCGTGGTTGGTGCTTACGAGTGGTCTTGGAAAAACAAGAAAGGCGTTTCTCCATCCATGACTAAGTTAGTAATTGATAGTTTGGTGGCCTATGAAGCAGACGCTGAAGAAGCCGAAGAAGTGCTGTAAACATAACCGAAAGGACAATTATGTATATCATCCGTTTTAATAATAAGAAGTTATCGCTGAAGTCTCTAAGTGGTTTCAAAAACTACGAAGCAGCACGAAATGCTCTTCGTAAGTATCTTCGTGCTAAAGGACTGAGCCGTATTCACGGACAACTCGGTTACGCTATCGCACGAGTTTAATCAGTGATCGCACTTGTTGATGGCGACATTATCGCCCATATCATCGCTCATGGTTGCGAGGACTATGACGATAAGACCGCTATCAGCAAGTGCTCTGAATATCTTGAAGACCTTGTCTATATTCATGCTGGTTGTGACGATGCTGATGGTTGGCTTACAGGTTATCAGAACTTTCGTATCCCAATAGCAAAGACCAAGCCCTACAAAGGCAACAGAACACAAGATAAACCTAAGCACCTAGACTTAATTAGGACCTACCTAAATAGTGCTTGGAAGTTTTCGATAGAGCAGTATCAGGAGGCTGACGATGCCATCGGCATTGCTGCCTACGAGTTAGACCCAGAAGACTATGTTATCTGCACCACAGACAAGGATCTGAATATGATCCGTGGATGGCACTACAACATGAAGCGCAATGAAAAGTTTTGGGTTGATGAAGACGACACGCTGTACAGTTTCTACACACAAGTGCTCACTGGAGATCGTGTAGACAACGTGCCTGGACTAAAAGGCATTGGGCCAAAGAAGGCCGAGAAGATTCTAAAAGGCTGTAAGACAGAATACGAGATGTACGATGCAGTGCTGAAGGCATACGACAACGATGAAACCTACTTAACGGAGCAGGCACAATTATTATGGATACGAAGAAAACCAAATCAGGTTTGGAAAAAGCCCCGATAGTTTACATTGAATGGGTTGACGCAGTCGCAGATGCAGGGTGGCAGGAAGGGACAAAAACAGAGATACACAAGTGTTACACGCTTGGCTGGATTGTGTCAGAAGCAGACGATGCGATCTGCGTTGCGAACACAGTCAGCATGGACTCCAGTAACGCAAGGATGCACATACCGAAGTCGTGGATCAAAACAAGAAAGGAAGTCAACATTGAAACCATCCTCAGCGAAGGCAAAAGGCCGAGTACTGCAGCAGGCCGTAAGGGACCTAATAATCGCAAAGTTCGGACTGGAGCCTGATGATGTTCGTTCAGTTAGCATGGGCGTGTCGGGAGAAGACTTGCTTCTTAGTCCAGCAGCCAGACGGAAGTTACCAATCAGTGTGGAATGCAAGTCCAGAGCAAGCATCTCGGTATATGGACATTATCAGCAAGCAAAAGACAATGCAAGAGGGTTTGAACCAGTGCTCGTCATCAAGCAAAACAGAGATAAGCCCCTGGTTGTGGTAGACTGTGAATACTTCTTTGAACTACTTAGAAAGGTAAGCAATGACAACTTATAGATTTATTTATGAAGGCCAAGAGTTTGATGACGCTAGCGACAGTGCTTTTCCATCAGAGACAGTCATTGAGGCACGGCATGATTTTGATGGTGACCAAACTTGGCATCCGATCCTGTGGCAGTTTTGCCGCTTCCTAGAGCACATTGGCTTTGAAGGTGTGCGTAAGAAAGTTAAGATTGATGGCGACATCAATGAGTGTCTGTTTCAGCGTTTCTACGATGAGCCACGCTATACAGCAGAAGAAGTTCAAGATTACTTCGATGCTCTGAATCAGGATAACGAATGAAATTACTAATGCTAGACATCGAAACAAGCCCCAACACTGCACACATTTGGGGCCTTCGTGACCAGTACATCAGTCCTGAGCATTTGCTGGAGTCATCCTATGTCCTGTGTTGGGCAGCAAAGTGGTATGACAAAAAAGAGGTTATGTTTGATTCTGTGTTCAACACTAAGCAGCCAAAGGAGATGCTTCAGCGGATACACGATCTGATCTCTGAGGCTGATGCTGTGTGCCACTACAACGGCACTAGGTTTGATATTCCTGTGCTGAATAAAGAGTTCCTGTTGCATCACCTAGCGCCGCCATCGCCGTACAAGCAGATTGACTTGCTAAAGGTAGTTCGTAAAGAGTTCCGTTTTGCAAGCAATAAACTAGACCACATTGCACAGCGGCTTGGCTTGGGACAGAAGACTTCACACGAAGGTTATCAGTTATGGGTCAAGTGCATGAACAAAGACCCTGCTGCGTGGAAAGTGATGGAGAAGTACAACAAGCAGGATGTTATGCTGCTGGAGAAAGTCTATGATCGTCTGCTACCTTGGATTAAGTCTCACCCTAATCATAACCTCTTCAACGGTCACGGTTGTCCCAACTGTGGAAGCGGGAGACTGCAAAAGCGTGGATTTACCTACACCACCACCGGAACCTTCCAAAGATTCCAGTGTACAGATTGTGGTTCCTGGTCCAAATCCACCAAAGCAATAAAGGAACACGCCAATGTCTCAGCAGCATAAAACATTAGCAGACTATATTGCATCAAAGCAGATCGGTGGCGACCACTACAAAAGCGGGATTCAGCCTTGGGATGTCTTCCTTGATTGGAAGTTAGACCCTTGGCTGTGTAATGTAGTAAAGTATGTGCAACGGCATCACAAGAAAAATGGTAAAGAGGACTTGCAGAAGGCTTTACACTATCTTGAGTTTGCAGTAGCGAATTATGATAAAATAAAAGAAGCGTATTACGGGGGGAAATGATGTCGTTAACATTACGGGACATAATGGAAAGGATGGCTAAACTTGACGAGATAACACTGCTGGAGGTACTAGACATATCATCAGAAGAGATTATTGAACGGTTTGCTGATAAGATTGAAGATAAGTTTGAAGAACTGGAGATTGATTTAGATGACTAAGATGACACCCTATTCTGAGTTTATTGCTAAGAGCCGGTACAGCCGGTTTCTGCCTGAGATGGATCGCCGTGAGCACTGGGAAGAGACAGTGAATCGCTACACTACGTTCCTCTATAAGCACCTGCAAGAAAAGCACGACTACAAGATGCCTGATGAGTTGTATCGGGACATCCGTGACGCAATAGTGAACCTAGAGGTGATGCCTTCCATGAGGGCTATCATGACCGCTGGCAAGGCGCTGGAGCGTGATAACACCGCAGGCTACAATTGTTCATACCTGCCTGTGGACGATCCTAAAGCCTTTGATGAGGCGATGTACATCCTGCTCTGCGGCACTGGAGTAGGCTTTTCTGTGGAGCACAAATATGTCGATCAATTACCTGAAGTCCCAGACCAGTTGTTTGATTCTGAGACTGTTATTTCTGTTGCGGATTCCAAAGAAGGATGGGCAAAGGCACTACGCCAACTCATCGCTTTACTATACTCTGGGGAAGTGGCAAGGTACGACCTATCCAGAATTAGACCTGCAGGAGCCAGACTCAAAACCTTTGGAGGACGTGCCTCTGGACCAGGACCTCTGGATGAACTTTTTAAGTTTACTACTGCCAAATTCAGAGCAGCGGCTGGCCGCAAACTTACATCAATCGAATGTCATGATATTCTCTGCAAGATCGGGGAAGTTGTTGTTGTGGGCGGAGTACGCAGATCTGCAATGATTTCCCTGTCTGACCTTGAAGATGATCGCATGAGAGGAGCCAAGAGTGGAGACTGGTGGACACATAACGGACAACGAGCACTTGCTAACAACTCAGCAACTTATGTTACTAAACCAGATATTGGACAGTTTCTCGCAGAATGGACAAGCCTTTATAACAGTCACTCTGGAGAGCGCGGGATCTTTTCACGAGCCGCAAGTAAAAGTCAGGCTAAGAAAAACGGAAGACGCGATGGAGATTATGATTTCGGAACAAATCCCTGCTCAGAAATCATACTACGACCCTATCAATTCTGTAACCTTACAGAAGTCGTTGTACGCTCCGATGACACCCTTGAGTCGCTCTCTAAGAAAGTTCGTATAGCAACGATCTTAGGAACATTTCAGTCTACGCTGACACACTTCCCATACCTACGGAAGATCTGGCAGAAGAACACTGAGGAAGAGCGTTTGCTTGGTGTGTCGCTTACAGGCATTTTAGATAATCATTGGATGGGAGAGATTAGTGACAGCACTGCGGAGAATCTTAAACAGTTACGCGAAGTCGCCGTTAGCACCAATATGGACTTTGCAGCAAATCTGGGAATCCCTCGGTCTACTGCTATTACTTGTGTCAAACCTTCTGGCACTGTTAGCCAACTTGTTGATTCTGCCTCTGGTATTCATGCTCGACATAGCCGTTATTATATTCGGCGCGTTCGGGGAGATAAGAAAGACCCTCTCTCGTCTTTTCTAGCCAACGAAGGCGTACCAGCAGAAGACTGTGTAATGCGTCCAGACAGCACTGTCGTGTTCTCGTTTCCGATGAAGGCACCTGAAGGAGCACGGTTGCGTGACGATCTAACAGCAATTGAACACCTCGATCTATGGTTGATGTATCAGCGGTACTGGTGTGAGCATAAACCGTCTGTGACGATCTCTGTCAAAGAGGACGAATGGATGGATGTTGGGGCATGGGTGTGGCGACACTTTGATGAAGTCTCTGGCGTGTCTTTCCTGCCTTGGGATGGTGGCACATACAGGCAAGCACCGTATGAGGAATGTTCAAAAGAGGTCTATGAAGAACTATTGGCTAAGATGCCAAAAGAGATTCACTGGGATACTCTGTCTGAGAAGGACGATAATGTCGAAGGTGCTCAGACATTGGCCTGCGTTGCTGGACACTGTGAGATATGACAATCGCTCTGCACTTAATCTCAGGCATGATGCTCGGTATTGAGTTCATTCCTGAGTACGAAGACGAAAAGGCCGTAGTCATAGACCTTTTTGTTCTACGGATAATGATTTTTTGGTAGTCTAGGGTGTAGTCTTTAGGGCCTCTTCGGAGGCTCTTTTTTTATGGCTTTAGGTACAGTGCTCTTTCGTCTTTACGGCGCTTGACCAGCCCAGGCAACTCCTTACCGCCTGCCTTGGTCCACGACATAAACGCCTCAGCAGCGCCTTCAAAGTCACCCCTATTGTGGCACATCCTTATTGTAGAGCGTTGGAGATTGCCGAGACCCACGTTGAAAGAGAAGGAAACAAGTGCATCAAACCTAGACTGAGTAAGACCAGAAGGACATAGTCGTAAAACTCCTCGCTCAAACGAAGCCAAGTCTGTGGCAAGTATGTCATCGACTTCTGCCATTGAAAGAGTTCTGTCCCATCCTGGTGGGATTGGTAAGTCTTTTCGTTCATTTAAAGGCACCTTTATATGGTTTGGATCAATAACGTGGCCTACCCCGATTGTCCACAGCAGAGCAGGACACCTATACCCACGAGTACGGACACCTTCATGATGCTTGATCATGTCGATGCACTCTTTGGAGACTTTCATTTCTTAAACGATTGTGTGCCGAACCAGAAGGCGATCACCGATGAGAAGATGATGGCACTGTCCTCATCCCAGAGGATCTGCATAGCCACATCAAAAGGCACACCAGTCTTCCATGCGTAAAAGAAGCCAAAGATGTTCACAAACAGAAGCATACAGAACATACCGTAGGTAATGACTGGCCTCACAGAAGCACGAAGATTAGTGACCCACAGCGATGCGCCTTTACCGATAGCAATATCGTGTGCATACAGTGCTTCTCGTTCCTGCACCGCTGTCTGCATCGCCACCTGATCTGTCCTGATCTCTTCTATGCGAGCCTGTGCCACAAACCCACGCTCCAGCATCTGCAGTTCACGCTCAGTCTGCATCCGTGCCAGTTCAAGTTCATGTGCTTTGTCGGAACGATCCTGAAAGAACTCAAGGATCTTGGGCATGCCGCCCATAAGGAAGGATATTAGTGTCGATAACAGTGTAATCATTACATCAGCCCCATCATTTTAAAGATTCCGTACACCACAGAAGATGCCAGCAACAACCACAGCATCTCTCGTCTGGTTTCCATGCGTTTGCGATACATCTCGTCATTGAGTTCTAGGTGTTGTTTACGCATCTGAGTGATTAGCGACTTGACTTCAGAGACAGCAGATCTGCCATACTCCTGCTCGATCTGTCGATACATCTCTGCCTCTGCTTCACGAATCTGCCTTATGATCTTGTATTCTTCATAGGCACTCATGAACATCATGTCACCACGGCGTTCAATCTGTTGTTGCTTACGCTTCCAGGCAACACGAGCCTTTGCTTCCTCGTCTAAGAAAGCATTTACTTCTTTTGCTGTTTCCTTTA